AGCATTTTTAGAACCACTCAAAATTATTCTTGACGTGATTGGATGGAAAGTAGAAAAGACAACAAACCTAGATGCATTTTTTATTTGATGGAATTGCCGATTACTGAAAAAGAATTTGAGATCATCGTTGAGGTTCTAAAAAATAGAGAACCACAACTTTATAACAAATTATGGACTTATAAAATCAATATAAATAAAAAAAAATAAGTAATAATTGTAGATTTTTATAAGATGGATTTATTTAACCTAGAGAATAATTTAATAGAACAAAACTACGACTTAAAGGTTTTATCCTTAGGTGCTGGAGTGCAATCTTCCGTTATGCTTTTAATGGCAGACAGAGGTTTATTGGGAGACAAACCAGATGTAGCAATTTTTGCAGATACTCAATGGGAACCAAAAGAAGTTTATGAGCACTTGGAATGGTTGAAAAACCAAGTATCTATTCCTATACACATTGTAAGTAAAGGAAGTCTTCCTAAAGATTTGCTAAATGATAAGAAAGAAGGAAAATACTCACAAGCAACTATTCCATTACATTATAGATATGATAATGGTAAAAAAGGTTTAGTAATGAGAACTTGTACAACTTATTATAAAATTAAACCAATAATTAAAAAAGTAAAAGAAATTTTAGGAATAAAACCAAAACAAATTTGTAAAGGAAAAATTAATGTTCAAATGTGGTTAGGAATTTCCACTGATGAAATACAAAGAGTTCGTGATGGATTTGAAACTTGGATTACTAATTATTATCCATTGATTGATAATAATATGTCTCGTCAAGATTGTCTTAATTGGTTTAATGAGAATTATCCAAATAAAACATTATCAAAAAGTGCTTGTATTGGATGTCCATTTCGTCCAGTAAATGATTGGTTAGAAATGAAAAAAAATAATCCTGAACAATTTGAAGATGCTTGTAAATTTGAAGATGAAATTAAAAAAGTGTGGAAAAATGGTGAAGTTTTTCTTAGTGGAAAATGCGTTAATCTAAGGGATTTAGAACCATCATCTTATGCGGTAATTGATTTTAGTATGCTTGATGAATGTCAGGGAATGTGTGGTGTATAAATAACTTTACCTGACTTGTTCGCACTTTTCAGGAAAAGATTAGAGGGCAGAAATGCCCTCTTTTCTTGTATAAATAGTATTGCGAACAAGTTAGAGTAGAACTATGACTTCACAAAGTCCAAG